TCCGTGTTGGTGGCCGGGCCTTGCGGATTCAGGAAGGGATACTTCTCGACCAGCACGGCGGCGCGCGTTTGCGCATCCGTCATCGCCGATGCCTGAGCATCCTTGGCTGCCTTCTCCGCTTCGCGGCTTTCCATCACGGCCAGGGCGGCTTGGGTAGCCTGCGCCTGCTGAATGCCGATGATCTTCATGCTCAGTTGGTGGGCTGCATCCGTATCGCCGGTGAACAGTGCCTCGTCACGCTCCTTGACCAGAGCAGCAAGCGCCTCATCGGGCGCCGGTTCGGTCACTGCGGGGGCTGCCTGGGCGGGCTCGGCTTGTGGCTTCACCTCCTTGGCGGCCTGCAGTTCCTGAACCTGTTGCTCAAGCTGGCGGGCGCGCTCGCGGGCGGCTTCCAGTTCGGAGAACGGAATCGTGTGCTGACCATCCTTGGCCAACACGACGGGCTCAACAACATCGGCAGGGGCTGACTTCTCGGGCTCGACGGCCACGGCGGCGGGCGGTTCGCCGTTTTCCTCTGCCTTGGGCTCCGGGTCAACCGGATCGGCTTTGGTTTCGCCCTCAAGAACACCGCCGGAAACCAGCAGCGCCTTATCTTCGTCGCTCAATGCGTTGAACGCATCGGCATCATCCAAGAAATCATCAATGGTACGACCTGACATTTCGCGCTCCATCTTCGGGATTGGCATCGCTTACCAGCGGGGCCAAGCCGATCACTTATCGCCGTGACGCGGTATGTGAGCGGTTAAAACAATGCTTCCCTCTTTCGGGGGAAGCTCCGGCTGCGGGAACAAATTGCTTCACAGCAATGAATCAAAGTTTATCACTTTGGAAAAAAGTCAAACGTCTTTTTATTCAACGACGCACCAATCCTCGGCCAGCATGTCGGTCTGCGATGCCAGCCAGCCCATCAGGATCTTGTCGTCTGCCGTCTTCATGGTGATGCACGGCAGAACGATTGCGCTTTCCTCTTCCTGGGCGGCGGCGAAATTGGCGTTGTTCGTCGACCAGAAATCGGACCAATGAACCAGGCTGCCGCCACCATGACCAGACAGCGACAACCACATACCTTTGCCGTTCCAGCCGATGCGCGCCACCTTCTTGCCGGCCTTCAGCGCCTCGATGGCCATGCCAAAGGTCATGTTCTGTACCGGGCGATAGGCACGCTCGAACACATCCTTCGGCGACCAACTGATGTATCCGGCGTAGTCTGGATGGTTCGGTTTGCCGCCATCAAGGTACTCGACCAGATAGCCTTCGTCAGCGCCGTTCTCGTCGGCAGGCAATACCCAATGCCGGAAGTCGTTGTACTCCTGACGGGTCATCGGCGTGGCGTTGATCAGCTTTACACCGATATAGCGCTTCATCGAACACCCCCAAAGGCTGCGATGCGCTCGCCAAGGATGGCCGAATACGCCACCATTGCGCGGTGCTGGGCATACAGGCGATAGCGCTCCGGCTCGGGTAGCGCACCAAAAACGCTGAACGGTGCGCTAAACGTCTCGATGAAGGCGGCGAGCTTGGTGATCTTCTCGTCGAGCTCTGCTTTCTCATCGACGACGCGCTGCTGAAAGCCCAAGCGATCAATGCCGACCTTCTGCGCCTGCTCTATTGCTTTGTTAATCATGCTGCACCTCCGGTCATCGGCCCTTCGCGCCACGCCAGCTTGCTGCGCAGTTCGTAGCCCATCAGCGGCCATTGTGTTGCTTTCTTCATCTCTTCATTTCTCCTTCTTGATGCACTGATTTTTGCCCTTGTTTCAGGCGATAGAACTCTTCCTTTGTTTGCATCGGCAATGCGCCTACGATGCTCGTCCGTGAACTTCCTGCCAACATTGGCAGTTACCATCCTCTTGTGCGATTCATGAGGCAGAACCTTTGCGGCTTGTGCTTCGCGCATTTTCCTGCGCGTTTCCTCAGATGCCGTACGAGCCGTTTGGTTGGCAACAATCTTTGCTCGATGCTCGTCGCTCAGTTTGCGACCAGTAAGGCTTGCGTTTATTGCCGCCTGATGCTCCGGCGTCTTTACCCTACCCTTGTGAGCGACCGACATTTTCTGTTTTGCGGAATCAGAGTGACGCATGCCCAACTGGCTTCCAGCCTGCTTGCACAAGTTGTAGCCTCGGCTTGGGTCTGCGGCACCAAGAAGCGCAATATGTGCGTTCTCGCGCTCTATCAGCATTGCCGCATCCGGGACAAGTTCAAGAATCACGAACTCGAATGCCTCCGGTCCATGCTTATCCCATGCCGCTTGCAAATATCGGCTATGGTGCTTGCCCTTCCTGAGCGAGCTCCTGTGCTGATTCCAGCGAGACAACACGCGAACCGCACTCCCCACGTAGGCCTTGCCTGACGCGGAGTGACGAATCGCGTATATCGCTGAGTTATTCTGCGGCTTCATGCAATTTCTGCTTCAAAGCAAACCCGAGCAACGGCCAGATCTTGCTCACCGCGTTCTGCCGGGCGATCTTGCGGCCAATCTCGGCGTCGAAGTTCTCAGGGCTGGCGCAGGCCGATTCACCAGTGACCATGAATCCATTGCGTAGCATGAGCACGCAGAAGGTCAGAAGATCGAGCTGCACAAGATCGGCCTCTCCGAACGTGGGTCGCTCGCGTCCGACGTAGGTGCCGTCAGCGATCGCACCACGGCGTCCGTCGCGTGCGGTGAAGTAATGCTCCGAAACGATATTCGCCTCGATGTCAGACGGCGTGATGCGCGGCGCCGTCAGCCCTTTGGCCTGGATTTCCTGCTCGATTGCTTGGTCATTCATTTGGATTTACTCCGATGTTGTGCTGCTGGTTGAAAAATCATTGACCGCCTTCGATCCCCGCATCAATGCCGGTGGCCGGATTGAGCGGGGTAAGCGGGTTGGTATTGCGGCGAATGCCGAGCGCTTGCCGCGATGTCCTCGGGTTCTCGCGCTGGATCGCCTGAACTTGCGTCGGATCAAGTTGCACCGGGCGCCCTTCCATGGCGGGCATGGCGCCAGCCACAGGAACCGGGGCGGCCGGCATGATCGTGCCGCCGTTGGCGTCCTCGAAGCCGTCCGACTGCAACAGGATGTCGGCCAGCGGCGCCGTCTGCGGAATGGCCGTGATCGTCTGGGCGGTCTGGATCGCCCCGAACTGCGCCTCGACGTTCTTGTTGACCGACTCGGCCTTGGTCTTCTTGGTCTGCGCCTCGATCAGCGGCGCCTTCATGTCGAGCTCGCGGTTCTTCAGGTCGATGTTCGCCTTCAGCAGCGCCTCGGCAACTGCATCCTCGATCTGCTGCTGGATCTGCTCTGGCGTCGGCGCGGCGCCAAGTTCCTTGATCGCCTTCACGATGTCCTGCTTGTTCGGGACATCCATCAGGCTGAACAAGTGCGGCATCATCACCTTCTGGTATTCCGGCGGCGCCGACTTGAACGCCTCGCTCATTGCGGCCAGTTGCTGCGTCCGGAAGTTCGGCGTACTCGGCACGTCGGCCAGCGTCACCTTCAGCTTTGTGCGCTCAACGTCGTTGTCGAGGTAGCGAACGCCTGTTGCCTCGTCGACCATCGGCACATTCAATTCAACGATTCGGTCATCCTTCAGCGCCTGGCCGTCGATGAACACCGTTTCCCGCTTGCCGATCATGTCCTCGATGATCAGCGACAGCAGCAAGTCGCCCACGGCCTGCCGGGAATCCTTGAAGTTGTCGTTGATGTCGGCCAGCATCTGGTTGCTCTGCTCCAGCAAACCGGCATTGGCTACGCCTGAATTGCCCTGCGCCGAGCCCATGAAAGCATCGTTGATGCCGCCAGTGCGCTTGATCCCCTCGCGCGCATCAACCAGGCGGTCATACTGCTGGCGGTTCAGCTCGAAGTCGCGCTCGACCTTGAACGTCGCGCCAGGGTGGCGCATGTGGTCAGCATCAAGAATAATGTCGGCGTCGGGCCGCCCTACTTCGTCGCGGAAGACAGCATCGCTATCCCTCACGGCGCCTTCGGTGCGCGTCGTGCGCGTTGCGGCCAAGCCCCATTGCATCCGGGCAATACGGGCGTTCACCTCGTCTTGCAGGTAGATCATGCCGCGAATCAGGCCATACGGCACGCCGGTACGGTCTTCGCGCTTGCCCCAGAACGGCACATAGGGGAATTTGTTGTGCTTGTACGGGCTCGGCTTGTCGCTCAGTCGGTGCGGTCCCATGAACCAGGCCAGCCGGACCTTGCCCATAATGACCTGCGACACCTTGACCATGCCCAGCGCAATCGCCTGGTCGTGCATGATGTTAGTCGGGTCATACTCAACCACGCGGCCATCGGGTGCGGTGATGACAGTCACGCTCTCCCACTTCCGATACCAGACTTCAAACAGGCAGACGCGCTTGTTGTAGGCATCGCGCCATTGCTGTTCTTCAATCGACCAACCGCGCTCATCAATCCACGAACTGGCCAGGTCGGTCATCTTCCCGCCGTCCATGCCCAGCATGCCCGGGTCGAACTGCGTCCAGCCAGAACCGGAATGCTCGATCAGTTCGGCCTTGTCCTTGAACATCAGCGCCGCCTTGTCGCGCTCCATCCACTTGCGGCGGATCAGATAGCGCGCATCGCTCATGTCCGGCTTGGCCAGCCAGTCGTACCAGATTTCGTTACGGTGGATCTCGTTGCAAGTGTAGGGATACTCGAACGGGTTCTGGTTGCGCGCCACCTCGACCCAATCAAGCCCTACCTTGATCTGGCCGGCATAGGCCGCCGAGCATGCGGCGTCGGCCTTGGAATGGCGCTCGGCCTGGTTCAGCCGATAGTTCAGTGCCTCGGCAACGTCGTCGTTCTTCTTGTCGCCATCAGGGATCACGCGCCAATCGGTGCGCGTCTTGGCTTCCATGCCAAGAACGGAATCGATGGTCGGCCCGATCAACGGCTCGATGGCCGGCGGCAATCCGCGCTCCCGAGCCCGGCGCATTACCTCGGAATCCAGTTGATTGCCGTCGTAGTAGTCGCATTCACGGTCAGCCTTGACGCGCCAGGCCGGCTGCTGCTCGCATTCCGTCACCCATTGCGTGAAGGTCAGCAGATCAAGACCTTCGCAATCGCAATCCTCGCCTTCCTTCTTCTCCTCGGCGCGGTTCTCGTACTCCTGGCCTGCCATCCCGGCGGTCATTGGATTCATGGTATTGCTCCTT